TGAAACAGCGATTATTGCACTTATTGCAATTGTGGCTGCAATTGGTTTTTTCAATATGAAAAAATAATCAATATTATATATAAGTATGGAAGATAATATTGATTACGACGCCATAACATCCAGTAAAAGATCAGAAATAAAATTAGCATTTGATACCCAAAATCGATTGATCGACAAGGCCACGGAAGATTTATACAAATATGATGTATATGGTAGATTCAAAGAAAGCAATAGTGCTTCTGATGCTTCTGATGTATTGTCTGATACGATTGCCGTTCAAGATGAAATGTTAAGAGGTTTGAAGAATCGGTTAGATAATATTCAAACAATTTATGACTACAGTGCGGATGCGTATCGAAATCAAGAACATACAAACATTGTGATGGAAAAACAAAAGAAAGTGATGAATAAAAGGTACAATCAAATTCATGATTCTATCATGGAAAATCAAAAGCAGCATATGATATATCAGCATCAGTATTTTAAAAATAAAGCTCAAATCAAGATATTATACACATTTTTATTTCTATTATTGACAATGACTATATTTACTTTTTTGAATCATTCTTTTTCTGTATATTTTACCGATAATATTTATGTTGCGTGTATGGGTTTAAGTTTGTCTTTTTTCTTTATTTATACATGTTTACAGCTTTATGATATTTTCATTCGAAGTGATTTCATTTATGACGAATATGAAGGACCAACAAGTTCATTATCACATTTGGATGCCACCACTCAAGAAATTGATAAATCCAATCAAAAAGCGATTTGTGAAAATTAATTATAGCGTGATATATTAATGACATCTGTAGAGTTTAATACTTTTTCTGATATTCCATATATGAATAGTTCCGATGGTTCGGAGTATATGAATGATTTTTCCATAGTCAGTGAAAGAATAAACGATTATGAAAGAATTCAGGATAATATCTACAAAATATCGTCTAATGATTATGATAATATTTCACAGGATATAAGCTCTTTGCTTATTATTTCTAGAGCAAATAATGATAAAGTGAGCGAAATGCTGTTTGAAAATCGAAAACAAGATCAAAATAAATTAAAAAATCATGAAACACAACGAGTTCATAATGAAAAAAATAATAAATTAATTCAGGATGTGATTGATGGAGAACAAGATATATTGAATAAAGAGAATCCACATATGATGGAACAAAATGAATTACAAAAAAGAAAAGTCGAAATCGCCACCTATTTCGATAAAAAAAGAAAACATGAAATAGAAACATTTAAGATAAGTTGTTTGATATTATTTGGCATCCTTCTGATTTGTCTTTTCTTCAAAATAGGATTGATTGAAGAAACCATGTTTGTTGGTGTTGTGGGTCTTGGGTTGGCCATATTGGTCATTTACATATGTTTTGTATCAATTGATATGATTTTACGAGACGAACATAATTATGATGAATACAAGTATTTTGGTAAAGCTTCTTCCATTGTAGAAAACAAATATGATTATCCATTATATCTGCAAAAAGATATAAAACAAGTCAATGAAATGTGTGAAACATAAAATGGCGAATAAAAAATAAAACAATAATATAATTAAATGGCTGATCTATTAGATACAATCAATCTCAACGCCGATAGAATAAGAGAATTATGTCCATCGCTATTAACATTAAGTCAATATGACACCACGCTGGGTAGTTATGATAGTTCGGTGGATATAGACTACGACAATGATCAATTACTATTATATCAAAAACAATATTTTGAGAAAATTGAAGAAGGAAATTCGTATCTTCATGATCTGAAAAAGCTTGAAGAAAGATATTTAAGAGCAAAGTATGGTGATGACATCTACAACGATTTAATGAAAGCAAGTGATGAATATCAAAAAGGGCGATTGGACGAAAATAATGAACAATTATATACATCAGAGGATGTACAAAAGCAATACGAAATATTCAAAAACTTATCTACTCAAAACATTCAAAATTTGAAGACTTTAGATAAACATGTAAAAGAAGCAAAAAATCAATCGAGATTAAATCAACGAAAGTTTATGTATCGTAGTGAAGAAATGTTTGAAATAAATCGCCAAAGTGTGCGCGCAACCTATGTGTATTTTTTTGTGGTGATTGCCATATTTATTTATCTATTTGCAAATGACATTCTTTATTTAAAAGAAAATAAAGTGCTATATCTTTTGATTATTGCATTTCCATTTGTCTATAGATTTCTTTTCTTTTTAGTGATGAAGTTATATAATACAATGGCGTATCGTCTTAGTGAACAAGGTCCCAAAAATGCATTCTTGAACGAAAATGTTGAACCAATCTTTTTAGATGATGATAACTAGTCGTCACCAAATTGTTCCGCATTTTCTTTCAAAAATATTTCCTCTTTATACGAGATTTGAGTCCATCCCTTGGTCGGATATTTTCCGTATTGTCTTTCAAAATATTTTCGCAGTTCTTTGATATTTTCCTTTTCACCGTGTCCGCAATCTCTCAACCAGTCTCTGTATTTACGGTTTAAATCTTGAATCTTTAATCCACTACCGTTTCGACTCGGTTTGGAATCAATGTATTCATTGTGGAATTCAAGATAGATGTCCTGCTCTTTGCGGTATTCTTGGGTTGCCGAAATGACCGGAGTAACATCTTTTACTTTTCCTTGTGTTCGGTAAGCAATATTTACAAGCATAGATAACAGGATGGGTGCCCACACCTTAAATTTTTCATCAATTTTTGAATCTACCTGAAATTGATGAGGATATTGTTTTTTAGGAAATCTTGGATCATTGAAAGGATTATCGGTGAATTTGGATTCGAAATCCACCTTACGCAGACGACGCCAAGTACCGTCATCATTACTGACTATATCAAATAAGGTGTTTGTGCATACTACCAAATCAAATTGCGGTGTAAATGTAACACTATCCTTGAATAGGGCCCGGCATTGTATCGGGTCTCCGCCAGTCAATTCCTTCATAATACCTTCATTGATTTTATCACCTTTTGACGGTTCTTGCATCACGGCATATCGAGTGCCAATCAAATTATATACTTCTGATGATGTTCCGCCAATGTTGTTTCTTTTTTGCGTCACCAATGAGATGGGTACAGTGCCTTTGTATTCTCCAAGAACAAGACTCATGAGTTCAACCAATTTTGATTTACCGTTTGCACCGGAACCAGTATAAATATTAAAAGTTTGATTTTCATTTGTACCAAGTAAGGTAGACGCCAAGTGCTCCCACATGTATGTTCGTAATTGAGTATCGGGAAATAATTGTTCCATAAAGCCTTCTATTTCAGATATGACGATCGGCGATGTTTTTCGATAATGTTCTATGGGCATATACATGACTCCCGTTGATTTTGAAATGAAATCATCGTGCTTGCCCTTACGATGTGTCTTTTGTCGAAAATCGATGATACAATTACTACATCCGAGCAAGTAAGGATCTTTGTCCAGTTTATTTAAGAAATCACGATCGTAATAGAGCTCCTTTGCTTCTTTCATGATATTATTTTTCGCATTTGTCTTTTTCAATAATTTACAAGTGGCCAACATTTCGTTGAATTTTTTCTTAAAGTCTCCGAATTCATCTCTACTTTCAATCACCGTATTTTTGTCATTTTTGTCTGACAATTGAATGTTATTTTGTTTTGCTTGATTCATAGATTGAAAATGAAATAATTTTACAGAGTACTCTTTGTACATTTCTGTGGATATTTTCAGTCGAAGTGTGCTGCCGCTGTCAATAGGAAACCATTTATTGTTCATAAACTCATACCAAATATTATCTTTGATAGAAACATTTACAAATTGTGATTTATACATATGAAAGAGAGTTGTTGCCAAGTCGAATTCGGTGTTGTTTCGAAACGAATAGTTGATGTAATAATCGATTGTATTTTTATAAATCTTCGAATATTCTTCAAAATTATACATCTTCGACCAATAAATGATTGATTTGTAGGTAAGTCCTTCTTTATTGAATATATCAAAATCTTCCCAATATTGTAGTGCGTCATTGTGCATTATATCAAATTCAGCAGATTGACTACAAAATAACAACCATGTCAGCATGAGCTTAGGACCGCTATTTTTTAAAGCCCATCCTACGCGTATCCATTTGTTGTAAGAACCGGGACCCCAAAAATCTTTGGGAAGAGACATGGTATAATGGTGAATTTCTTTTTGTGTATAATCCACATCCGCATCTTCCAACATCGCGTCAGCCAATACCATAATATCTTCTACTGTTTTGACATTTGAAAGCGAATCACATGATGAAGTAACCTTTCGCTTCAAGGTTGATTTGGATGTTTTTGTTTCACGAAAGGATCTTCGTTTTGTTTCGAGCTGTTCTTTGTATTTATCGCTGATATTCCATTTGTGACAGTTTGAGGTGTCTCTTACGCACATGTTTTTAAAAACAAATGGTTCTTTACATGGATCGATTTTCTTTTGTTCGATTTCGCCTTTGGTGTTAATTTTCATTTTGTAAATAGATTTCAGTTGATAAGGCTCGAAACCTGGTTTTTTAGAACCATATAGCTGCCAATTTACGGAACCACGCATGACTCCTTCATCTACGACATCAGACCATGTGTTCGTAATCGGTAAATCATCCCAAATGTTTGGCAGTTCTTCGATCATATAATCGCGAAGAAGCATTTTTGTGGGAAAATCACACAATATATTTATCAATATATGAATACCATCTTTGGTTTTATCTCCACACTCATTTACATGTTGCTTCTCGCATATGTAAATTTTAAATTCTTTGTTTTCTGTTTCAATAAAGAAATCATGAATCATATTACAAAGCATCTCTACGAAGTCATCTATATGTTCCTCTGTATGTTGTTTGTCCTTTACAGAAGATTTGTATCGGAAATCCAGGTCAATTGCAATTTTGCCACATTCCAGTTGTTTTTCCGTAAGATATGCCTCTTGTTTTTCTTCTAACACATACTTCATATATGCTTTGTAAAATGAAATTTCATTTTCTGGAGAAATGGAATATTTATTTCCGAAGACATTCAACTCCGGATTACCTATTTTGGTATGGGTAATTCCATCTCTGTTGCTTGTGACAAATTTCTTCAAGGCTTGTTCTAAACTCATTGTATATATTCTGAATATCTTTTTACATAGAAAATTTAAATCAATTTTTTTTGATACTTAAAAAGATAGTTTTACCATATATAATGAATCCGTGTTTGAAGCGTATTATTTTGGATATATCGGATATAAAGAAATCACCTATTGAAGGAGCGTATTATTTTCCCTGTGAAGATAATATCATGAAAGGAACCGCATTGGTGATTGGTCCTGAAAATACGCCTTATGAGTATGGTAATTATCTTTTCTCCTTTGAATTCACTCCATTGTTTCCTTATGAGCCACCTTTATTGCGGTATGAAACAAACGATGGTCATACCCGATTCAATCCAAATTTTTACAGAAGTGGAAAGGTATGTCTTTCTATTTTGAACACATGGCCTGGAGAAAGGTGGAGTGCATGTCAAAGTATTCGTTCTATTTTAATTACATTACAAATGACGATGAATGAGTATCCGTTACTGAATGAACCTGGGGTACAGTGGGATGCGCATTTTAATTTGGTCAAAAAATATAACAAGATTATTCAATATAGGAACATTGAGGTTTCGATTATTGATTATTTGTGTAAAAAAAGAATGGTATCCGATAATATATATGAAACCATGAAGCAACACTTTGAAAAAAATAAAGATAAAATCATGGAAAAGGTGGAAAGACTTACACGGAGTTCCTCTGCATCATCTGTAATAAGTATTTCCATTTATTCTCAGCATTGTATATTGAAATATGAACAGTTAAAAGAAAAATTAAATATCATATGCAAATAAAATTGAATATAAAAAAAATTTTTATTATATATACAAGTATGGAATTTTGTTCCGTGTGTGAGAATATGTATTATATGAAAATGGAAGAAAATGAATTGGCGTATTTTTGTAAGCATTGTGGCCATATTGACAAAGAACTGATCAAAACGAATAATTTAAAGGTGTATAAACATACAAAGGGGCAAAGTAAATCAAAAGACGTACACATAAATGAATTTACGAAATTCGATCCTACTTTGCCACATGTGTATCACATCAAATGTCCTAATCCAGAGTGTTTATGTAATAAAAATCCAGAACAGTACAAACAAGATGTTGTTTATATTCGCTATGATGACCGAGATATGAAATTTACTTATTTGTGTTTTCATTGTGATTTTCATTGGAATACATAATTTTATTCAAAATAAAATTGAATTAAAAAATATACTTATTTGTATAGTATTAAATAATGTCGGATGAAGAAGAACTAAACAACATAAGTGATGAGGAACAAGAAGAACCCGAAGAAGAACTCGGGGACGAACTCGGGGACGAACCCGGGGACGAACCCGGAGAGGAAGATGAAGTCGTCCTAGAGGAGGAGCAAGGTATTCCAGACATCGAAGATTTAGGAGAAGAAGATTTAGGAGAAGAAGATGTAGATGATTTATCGATTCAAAGTGATGGAGAAAAAGAAAATACGAATGAAATAGTGAATCCCGTCTTATCTTCGGATGATGAAGAAGACGGAAGCTTAAGCGATGAAGATGAAGGAGGAAGAGGAGGAGAATTCGATATTCGAATTGACGATGAATACAAAATGAAGTACATATCCATGGTTCATCCAGAAGAAGTAAATGATTCCTTTTTTGAGATGAATGCCCTTGCAAATGTAAAACGCGGAGAAAATATGAAAATAGAGGATGAATTACACACCACCTATCCCATATTATCCAAATATGAAAAAACACGAGTACTTGGAATTAGAATTTCTCAATTAAATGAAGGAGCACGGCCTCTCACGAGTATTGCAAATCAAATTATCGATAATCATATCATCGCAGAGAAAGAGTTACAAGAGAAATTGTTGCCTTTTATCATCATGAGACCGCTTCCAAATGGAAAAAAAGAATATTGGAGGCTCGAAGATTTGGAAGTAATTGAACGATAAAAATTGAATCGTTTATTTTATAAAAGAATACGAACATAGAAAAATGATACTTTCTTTAAAGAGCAAATGGAAATTAACATCGTGTATATTGAAGAAATTATTTGTACTGGTGTTTTTCCTTATGTATAGAATACCTGTAAAAGGTCTTCAATATGAGGCAATTTATGATACGGATTATACAACAATAAAATATTACGAATATTATATTTTATTGTCCAAAGAAATTGAAATACCAAAACGAAATATATTTAGACTACAAATCAAAACCGTACGGAATTCAACCACTCTTCTGAATCATGAAGACATTATAACCTAAAATGATGAATAAGATAACAAGCTCCCATTTCCAATGTATATTGATATTCAGTTTTTTTCCTATATAGTTCCGTAATAATGTGCCTATATTCATAAACTGCGTTTTTTCATCGAATCCGCATAAATTATTAGACATTGTACTGATAAGACATTGATTCAATAATAACCACGATAAAACTGTCATAATCACAAGAAAGAGATTCAAATAATACAATTGAAATAATATTCCCAAAAATAATATCAATGGTGTAATCAAATGATGTAGAATAATTAAAGCTCTTCCATACACTGATTTACATTTCCATAGCATTTTATCTTTCGAAATAAAATACAATGCAAATGATATAAAAAATAAAACTTTTAAAAATATAATAAAAAAATACTTCATCAAATTTAAAATATCAAGATATTATTTTTTATTACGTGGTAGCTTTACATTTAATAATCTCTCTAATTTTGCAATCATTGCGTTTGACGGTGCAATTTTTCCGTTTTCAAATTGACCAATGTGCTGAATGCTGATATTCATGAGAGATGCCAATTGTTTTTGGGACATTTTTTTAGCAATTCGTGCTTGTTGAATGGCAATTCGAATTTCTTGAACACTCTTTGGAGGAGCTTGAATTTCATCTTCATTATTACTATTGCTTTTTCCTTCTCCTTTGTTTTGTTTTATGGGAATTGGTTTTTTCAAAATGACTTCATTCCAGTCTTGATGTTTGAAACCCTCAGTCGTGTCCATGTATATATATATACGAACATATTTTAACTTTAAATCATCATTCATTGTTTTCTTCTTCTTTTTCTTTTTCTTTTTCTATTTCTGTTTCAAAATCAATAACTTTTTTGAATTTTATCAAAAGCTTAAAAAGACCATCACTGTTTATATCATTTAGTGCTTTGTCATATATCATATGATGATCTTTTTCTACTTTGGTGTAACTACTCTCTTTCTTATCAACATAGTGTTTTTCTCTTTGATAATTAAAAAAAAACGATTTGAAAGAATCTTTCAATTTTAAAAAAAAATGATGGGTATGTTCATATTGTTCACCAACTAATTTGTCCACATATGTACATATTCTTTTTAAACGATTTATTTTTCTTTTGTCCTCGGTATTTTTATTGATAAATTCATATAATTTCGATAAATAATTATCGCGATTTACATTATTATCGCGATTTACATTAACACATTTATCAGAATTTTTTAAACAAACATTCGTCATGTTAGAACGTGGATTATGAAACATATCATAGTTTTTATTCCAGAATCGTGTGTAAGCACTTTTTTTATGAGTCTTATAATAATAATAACATTTTTTAAGTAACATATTCAGTGCTTCAACTATTTTTCCAATATCTTTGTTGAAATCTGATGGAGAAACTTGGTCAGAATTTGAGGGAGGAACTGGGGGAGGAACTTGGTCAGAATTTGAGGGAGCTGCTGGGGGAGGAACTGAGGGAGGAGCTGGGGGAGGAACTGGGGAAATATAAGAACGATGTAAATCTATTTTTGTGCGGTTGCTTACTGTTTGAAAACCACTGAGGTTGTTTACTGGCATACCAACATAACTAGAACTATTTGCTACTCCAGAATCATTCACAAGAATCTCTCCCCCTCCTTGTTTTTTTCTCGTCCTCTGAAATCGAGACATTTTTTTCCGTTTAACTGATTTATTAATGTTCCTCTTAACTTTTTTTTCTCTTTTGGTTCGATTTTTCATTATATATTATGAACATTTAAATATGAACATTTCATATTTAACATTTCCATCGATTTCCACAATTGGTGCATGTGACGAAAGTAGTCATTGGTTCGTCCGCTGAGCGAGTTTGAAGTTGATAGTAGGTACAGGCCTTCGATTTACACTTACCACAAGTAAAGTTATCGGTATTGGCCTCAATTTTAGGAAAGAACTTATTTTCTAAACGCAATTCCTTTTCTTTCATTTTAATATCCCATTTTTCCGGCAATAATTCCATGTGAGACAGAAATGCCACATCTTTTGATAAAATTTCTTTTTTGTTGATTTTCTCGATAATGGAAGGAATTTTCAAATTGAATAGAATTGATTTTAATTTGTGAATGTAGAAGAGGACAAAAGAAATATTATCCCATTTTCGAATTACTTTTTCTTTTTTAGCTTTACGAATAGAATAATTGTATATACTCTTTTCAATATCAATACAGAAGTTTATATTCGAAATATTAGAATGAATCTTATTTACGACTGTTTTTCGAAAATGTTCTGGATTCTCTACAGCTTTGATATCCATTTTATAAATGTATCGTATTATCAATTTAAATTCAATTTTTATTCATCAATATATTCTTCTTCTTCGAGTTCGTCATCATCTACCACAAAATCATCTTTTACATATCCCTCTTTGGTGTAATCGTCGTCACTGTATATTTCACTATCCTCGGATCGCTCGCTTTCATGATCAAGATCTTCAAAACCTCCAAACATATCTTCATATATCTTAGACCACTCTTTTGTCGTGAGCGAATCATAGGTGTCGTTCTCTTGCTTCAATATACACAATGTTCCAAAATACAAGCCTGTATCAATCGGTGGTGGAAAATCATACTTATTTTCTGAATTCGCTTTACCCTCTGTTTTACCAAATACCATATATTTTTTACTTTTCCAATTGTAGGTATGTATAATTTTGAAGACATTATTTTCATTTTTTTTGTATCCACAGGACTTGTAGAGGTTATCCGTATCAATGTTTTTAACACGCTTTTCCGTGATATCTCCATTTGATTTCACGAGCAAAATAGTGATCATACTTTTATGTGTATATTTATTTTTATTTAAATACATTTAAATAATTACATTATCATGATAATTTATACAAACGAGGAAATTAATGTTTTGATGGAGGACATGGATGATGTGAATGTATCTTATGATGAATTGATCTTTTCATTACAAGGAATGTTTAAGAAATACAAGTACCATTTCTTTGAATGTGATGTACAGAATAGTAAAACGGTTCATTATGATAATATGGATTTTTATATTCAGGACAAGCCACATTCACTAAACAAACAGAAATTGATTACATCGATTCCCTATCATCATTATTATGTGAAACGTAAGATTATGAAGGTGAATATATCAGATACGATTTGTTGGATAAAAGAAATAGACAATGACCGATTTACGCAAAATTATTTTGAAACAGTTGCAGATATGTATATATCTTTTGATGAAATACGTTCATTTATCCAGAAAAAAGTATGTGTTCAAGATAAATGAACATCAAATATATTTGCATTGGAATTAGTTTATTGATATTTATCCATTTGACATTATATGTCTTCAATATTGATTTATTAGATTCATTGGACAAGAGAGAAAATAGTGTGGAAATAGGCAATAGTATCGATACATTAACGCAGAGTTTAGAAGAACTTAAAGAAATCTCATAATAAATGTATAAATGAACTACGAGACTTTATTTCCAAAAATTTTGAAACAGTTACCCGCATTGGATGAAAGCGATATGTGTTATCATTATCAGAAGAAATATAATGATAACAAACACATGCATCTGTATATACCTTCCGGTAAAAAGGTATTTTTGTGGTTTTTAAAATACAATCATCAAAATTATGGAGTCGTTTTAGAGTATGATCAATATAAGAAAGAAATCCACAAATGTAATTTTCATTATTTGTCTTTCAAACCAGAACTCACATGTGGTTGTGGTACTTTAATCACATGCATTAAGGTAAATCGTGAATTATGTTTATTAAAATTGGTGTTTTATATGGGCGTTCGTTACTCTGCTCCATGCGTGGGAGCACATATGAAAGAGTTAAAATCCATTTTGGAAAATTACATTCATCCATTATCTCCCGAAAGTTTTGTGTCTCTGCGGCTTCCGGTTATGAATGATGATAAACAGTTAGTATTAGGTGCCACATCGTTATCATATATGGTGTATAGTATTATGAGTTTCACAAATTATCAAATTATATTACATGGATTTTGTGCGAACTTTCAATTGCGTTGCGAAGATGTAAAGAAAGGTATTTTTACATTACAGGTAAAGAATAATCAAAATGAGCTTGTGTCTTATGGAAGTGCCTGTGTCAATGACATAAAAACAACATATTTGTGTCGTTCTATCTTTTTGAATAAAACCAAGACCTATCTGTCGATTGAGTATAGTGATGATGAAGGGGAATATTCTGACTGTGAAAATGCCAAAAGTAAGGAAGTCACGATGATGTGTATATTTATTCCAAGTTTAAGAAAATGGAAACCTTATAAAAAAACACATAAACATGTGGATACGGTTCAAAAAATAAAATTCATAGAAAATAAAAAGTATGGAATATATATATAAAAATGACAACTGAATTTGAGAGCAACGAAAGCCCAACACCCGTTCAAGAAGGAGGTTCTCCTTTTGTATCGCCAAATCTAAGTGAAACTCAAAGTGTTGCCGGTTCGTATCCGGTGATTGAAACTGGAATACACCAATGTGGTGGTAAAAAAAAGTCGAAGTCGAATAAAGGGAAAAAGGCAAAGTCGAAGAAAGGGAAAACACAAAAGAAGAAAGGGAAAACACAAAAGAAGAAAAAGGGCAAAAAATAAATCAATGTTGATATTGATATTCGTAAAGATGGTATCCATGAGACCAGTTGCACATGGGGCGGTAATCGATGGTATAATTATTTTGCCTAGCGAACCATTTGAGGTCATGATGTAATTGTGCGGTTTGTTCATGGGAGTATATGTTTTCAGGGCTTTCAACGAGTCCTACAATTTCCAGTTTATGAGCATTCTTGTTTTCGTTTGTCAAAATAAGAAAATTGGTATGTTTGTACACAAGACAGTGTGCGGTATCTCGATGCCGATTTTCAGTGCTCCAAATGATAGATTTCCACCCTTCATTGATGCGCAATTTCGATAAAGGAGTTGGTTTTACTTTCCAAATATCAATCCAGTTATCTACGAAGGTTTTTACATGATTCTTATCCAATGGATATATTTTTCGAGTTGGATAGAGTAGATAGAGTCCCCAAGACCATTTCATATTTTATTATTAGAAAATATGAAATTTTCAATAATTTTACATTAAAGTAATATATTTTCTTACAGGATTTCGATTGTAAAACTATTACCAGTTGGACCCTGCGATGTAGTACTGCTTGTATCACCTATACCTGGGTGCAGATTGTATGTACTGTATAGAGTTGCATCATGAGTCACCTCAAGCTGAGCACCATCTGTTCCAGCAGTGCCAGTGTAATTTACATATGCATTTGCAGCTGGATCTATCATAGTATTATCTGGTGCGGTTAAGTACCATAATCCCATATCATAACCATCATTTGTTGAATCGGATTGATCGAATATTATTGTGTTACCAGATGAGAGTTGAAAAGGGCCATCCCCACCAGCACCCGTCGGTAAAGGATTCCATTCAACACCTTCAATGGTGTATTTATAAATTTGAAAACCAGCACCAAATGGATGATCAATAACCGTCACGACAATTGTAGTAGTATTGCTAGATACCGCCTCATCAGAACTCGTGCTTGTGCTCGTGCTCGTAGTCGCGGTGTAGCATCCTGCGCCAGTAAGCGCACTAAATTGATAGTTTGTCGGAGTTTTCGCCTTTAGGATATTGCGAGGAATACGAGAAAAATCAGAAGTATTCACTAAACCCGCTTCTTGGTCACCTGAACTACAGTTATCTGTTTTGTTCATAATGGATTGGACTCTGGCTTTGTATGGCATTATATAATATACAATATAAAAATATTTTAATTTTTGAATACTTTATTAATCACTTCGTTTTTGCTTATTTTTTCATTTTTTTTCAAAATGATCTTATTTTCGTAAATAGTTTCAAATTCGTTTGTATCTTCATGTAATTCAGGATAAATTTTCGTCAGTGGTTTGTCGATAATGAGAATCAGTCGATCATAATCCAAGGACTGTCGATATTCTTGGATAGAAAGATTGCCATAAAACTTTTCGAGCGTATAATGAGGATTTGGAGCGGGTTTGATATCCTTTTTGTAATCATATATTTTTCCGTATAAATAATTTAATAATTGATATCTTTCATATTTCATATTATTGTCAATACTTTCATTAAATAAATAAGCGCATGCACACTCGGGGCTACAAAAGCACCCGTAAACATTATAACGGTTTTGAAAATATAAACTAGGAATATGTATGGATTTTGTATTAAATTCATAGGTGCACCAAAAGCAAGCCGATTGTTTGGAGACGGTATTTTTATTAAAAGACTTTTCTAATTCTTTCAATTTATCCTGAATTGTTTTTTTAATGCTATTTTGTTGTTTAATTGTCACTATATCTTCATTTTGTTCTGAAACGGATAATGTTGGTTCACTGTTGCATGTATTGCATGTGTTACTTTGAATCGTATAAAAGGGTTTATCTTCATGTATATCGTAGGGTGTAATTTCTTGTACAATGGATGGATCATAATGGGTAATGTCAGTGATACATGATTCCAATAAATCGGATGATTTACATTTCAAATGTAATATGATTACTTTTTCTTCGACAACATCGTCAAATACATTTTTGACGGATTTGATGATTTTACCACCCTTTGGTTTCCGACCACGTTTTTTGGGAGGTTGGCTTTCTTTCAGTTTTTCTAGCTCAGCTTTTTTCTTAATCATATCAGCTTTTTTTGTTCTTGGTTTTCTGGGTTTCTTTTCTATGGATGGTATATTCATCTTATGTTCTTATTAAAGAATCAATTTAAATACTTTTATTAATTGTATTTAACATGAATATTCCATGGATTGAAAAATATCGACCACAAGATTTGAAAGATATTATATTAGATGATGTGAATAGGACTATAATAGAAACAATCATGAACGAATCCAAGTATCCACATCTTCTTTTTTACGGTCCACCGGGTACCGGAAAGACAACCACCGTGATTTGTTTTATCAAAAAGTATCAGGATAAGTATAAGTGTAATAAAAATTATATTCATCTGAATGCATCTCACGAGCGAGGAATTGATGTCATACGTAATCAAATATCACAGTTTATACACACTTCAACCTTTTTCGAAATACATCGTAAGTTTGTCATTTTAGATGAAATGGATTCGTTGACGATTCAAGCACAAAATCAGCTTCATCAGTTGATTCGCTCGTGTAATAAAAATGTGACTTTTATCTTGATATGTAACTATATCAACAAGGTGATTCCAAGCTTACATGAATCGCTTTTAACATTGCATTTCAATCAAACATCACAAATGTGCGATCAATTTATACAAAGGTGTTTAGATAATGAAAACGTATATGTGCAAAAGGAATATATTGATCACTTGAAAGAGATACATACCCATGATTTAAGGAGTATTTTGAATAGTTTGCAAAATATAGAAAAAATAAATGAAAGAATAATATTGCATCATGACTTATATGAATCACTATTACATGCTAAATCGATTTTGAAATTACAAGAGAATATATGTAAAGTCTATGACCCTTATACGGTTCAATGTGGTTTGTATCATCATATAATAGATCGGTATCCGACGGATGATAATGTATTATGTACAATGAAAGAACTATTGCTTTCGGAACAAGACGACGGTCATTATTTTTGGAATAAGTTTTTGCCATCACTTCGTATTAAGTTTAAAAAAAATTGATTTTTTTTTTGATTTAAAGAAACAGTTCTATTCATACATATAACGATGGATGTGGATGAAAAATGGGAACAATTTATGAATGGAGACGAAATCAGTTTCATGTCCGATGAACCAGAAAAATGTGTTCGAGACATTGTGGCTCCCGAAGCGTCAAAATTAGTGATATCTACAAAATCAAAGATCGTATATTTAAATCGACAATTTGATTTGAATCAATTGTTTTGGAAAGTTAAAACAATTAATTATGACGAGGAAAGGGAAGGGGTTGTCAAAAAGCAAATGAAATTCAACTTTTTGAATCAAGAAGAGGTGGTCTATTTTGAAAGTATGATACAGCACGAAAGAAACATAAAAATAAAAATCTTGAATCAGATTGACAATCCGACGGGTCGTGTTCCATTTAAGGATGTAAGAAAGGTCGATGTAGGATTTTGTAAAAATGATGTGACAAAACCAAAAAAGGAATCCAAGAGTGCTTTTTACAATTGTTTTGTGATCATATTTCGCAAATTTTACAAGAATATGTTTCGTGAGTTTCATGTGAAGTTATTCAACAGTGGGAAAGTAGAAATTCCTGGGATTCAAAGCGATGATATGTTACAGTCGATTGTGGATATATTGATATCTATATTGCAACCACATTTTGATACCCCCATTGAAGAAATCAAAGAAAATCGTGAATTGGTTCTTGTAAATTCGAATTTCAATTGTAACTTTTATTTGAATCGCAATAAATTAGTAAATATTCTTAAAACCAAGTATAAAGTGAAGTGCAACTTAGATTCATGCAGTTATCCGGGAATTCAGTGCAAGTACAAACGGGCAAATGATAGCGAGGTGTCTTATATGATCTTTCGAACAGGAAGTGTATTGATTGTTGGAAAATGTGAAGATGATGAGTTGAATGATATTTATCAATTTTTGAAAAAAATATTTGTGGATGAATATGAAGAAATTATGGAACAAGAAAGTATCCTTGAAAAAAAAGAAAAGGAGAAAAAGAAACAGAAAAAGACAAAACCCCTGAAACGCTGCATGTTTATTCTGAAAAATCCACAATAGTACATTTATATCAAAAGTATTTAAAGAAATATCATATGCATTACATAAATGCCTTCTGAAGTAAAAACGCCAAGTGAATGTGCATTAAAACATGCTGCGCAACTATCCATTACAGAAGATAAGCCTATATTATTAGACTATTGGATTGATTCTTGTGGTGGAGCGGAAGCAACCGTCTTGATTGGAGTGAAAGAAAACGACGAAAAGCTTTTGGTGCGTTCATCAGAAGAATATACGAGTCCAATTATTAAGATATTCAAAGTAAGCGAAGAATACATTGTCATTACCGAAAATTCGATATATATTGTATCGGTGGTCATTCCAACAAAGCGAATTTCATGATTGACTTTTCTTTTTTTTGAAACATTATTTTTTTTCCAAAAAAAAGAATCCTGAGGGTATGCAACTAGGTTATGGATACATTAGAAGCCGAACATAATGATTCGCAAGAATGCAACATATGTTACGAAGTACCAAGCGATATACATGAGTTGATTCCTTTGAGTTGTTGCAAACTTTCAAAAAGCATTTGTATTTCATGTATTCATTGTTTAACTACACCAATATGTCCATATTGTCGTTGCTTGTTACCAAGTGATTGTACTCTTTATATGAGAGAGGCTAATAATATTTCAAGATCAGAACCTTCAAATACTTATACATGGGAACATTTTCTGGAAGAAGAAAATATTATTAATCCCTATTTGTACGAAAATTCTCGGCGTCTTCGTCGTCAAATTCGTAGATTAAGATATGAATATAATCAAAGACGTTCACATACACAAAATATGGAGCGCACAACGCGTCAAGAACGAATTCGATATCGATCCACTCGTCGTCATTCTCTTCGGCAGTATTCTCAAAACATGATGAATTTGTATAATCAAAATCGATACAATGAATTGTTTGTGATGGACGATGATTAAGCATTTCGCATGTTTAATTAGTGGAGATCTCTTTTTAATTTTTGATAAAAAGCAACAACTGTGGGATGAGCCTTTATTTTTTGAGCATTTACCTTTGTCAAATACAAACCGTTGAGGCTCTTTACGCGACTCAGTGCCACATAGGTTTGGCCATATTCAAATATATTACTGCCAATGTCAATCAGTGCTTTTTCGATGGATAATCCTTGAGATTTGTGCGTTGTGATCGCCCAGCTCAATACGATGGGCAATTGATTGATGCTGTATTTTTGATTGGATTCAATAAACCATGCGTTTTTCTGAATCACGACGGGTTCTGCAATTTTTTCGAATTGTATGCGTGGATAATACTCATTGTGTTCCGGGTAATAAATAAAATCCAAGATAACTCCCTGACTACCATTTACAAGGTTTTTTTCTTGATCCAAATTACAAATACACATCACTTGACATCCCACGCAAAGGACCAATTCCTGTTCAAACACACTATTTTTTATTTTCAATTCTATTTCACCCAAAAGCGATTTCTCTACGCCACTTTTGTAGTTCGGTAGTTCGTTTTGATTGTAAAATACTTTACTGTGATAGGTAAATTTCTTTTCATTACACTTTTGTAGTTCTTTTTGATTGATATCATCCACTGTTTTTTTTATTGGAAAAATTTTTGTTGGTTTTACAGAATCATCGGGGTTAATCGTCTTTTTGCTACATGCAATCAGCTCTGCGACCGTTTCAAAAGTCACTTTTCCTTCTCGTATTTCTTGTAGAATGTTAAAATATTTGGGATCTTCGTGTTGTCGAAAATTTACATCGAAAATGTATGAATTGTGAAATGTACTATCCCAAAGAGAGGATTGAAAACAAAAGTTAGATTCCGCTACATTTGTTCGATCTTGACATACGGGTGGAAGCTGATAAAAATCCCCACTAAATATCAATTGAATTCCTCCAAAGGGTTTGTCTTTTGTCTTTCGAATCGTTTGACAAAGATAGTTCAACACTTCAAACAGTTTTTCATTCAGCATGGATACTTCGTCTAAAATCAAAATATCTGTTTTTACATAATTGTCGGTTTTTTTCATTTTTATGATTTTTTTGTAGATATCAAATTCTTCTCCCTTTCCAAGTCCAAGACATCCCCATTTATGAATCGTCGTTGCGTTGCAATTTAGCAATATTGCACTACATCCTGTCATGGAGGTTACTTGTATTTGTTTGTTCTGATCTTTTGCATGTTGATACACTTGTTGAATAAAGTATGATTTTCCAACACCACCGGGTCCAGTAATAAATATATTTTCACCATTTACATAGGATTCGAATGCCGCATTTTGTGCGGGTGTGAAATTCATTGGGAGTGTTTTCTTTGAAAAAAAGACAAAAGACAAATCAATTTTTTTATCACTGGCATATATAAATGACATCCACATCTAATAAAGTATGTTGTCCGGATGGACAAGAATCTTTGATTGCGGTACATGAAATACATACACAGAAAAGTATTTTAAATCAGAATCGAGTACATCAATCCCTGTATATTCAAAATATTGAATCTCTAAACAACACAATAAATAACACCAACGAGGGTATAAAGTATGATTCATATCAGCGTTATTTATTGAAGAAGAAAGGGCAGTTGTATTCGAAGCAGGACAGCGTAGTTGCATCAACACCCAGTTATGGAAATAAGACAAAAAGTTTCAGTTTGACGAGTAAAACGAATAAAGGCTGCAACTTCTGTACATAACGTTCCTCATGAAAAAAATTGAATTATTTTGTGCGCAGGAATAAGATGTATCATAATATCATGGGAAATAATGATTCCGCATCTAAAGGAGGCATTGGCGCAGTGGGCGTTGTTCAAATTGTATTTATTATTTTGAAAGCTACACATACCGGAGTGATTGGTACTTGGCCATGGTGGAAAGTGATGTTGCCAGCCATATGTGGTACAGGGCTGCTTTGTTTCGCAATGTGTATGAGTATTTGTTGTATATGCTTTATCGCGCAATGTGATAAAGAAGAATTAACACAAGCAAAATTTAAGGAAGCAACAGACCCTGAAAACCCGCAAACGATGACAAAAAAAGTTCTTTTGGATTCAGAAGTTCTTTTGGATACAAAAGTCGAAGTTGTTATTAAAGAATAGATCATTGGAATCTTTATCTAATTTCATTTCCATCATAAATACAATTTTTTTATCATGGAAAATATATATCGAAATACAACTTAAATACATGAGAACAACATGAAGATATAATGCCCGTACCAGAAGGTGAAACAATAGGTATTGATCTCGGAACAACTTATTCCTGCGTAGGAGTTTGGCAAGATGACCGCGTTGAGATTATTGCTAATGATCAAGGAAACAGAACGACTCCTTCGTGGGTCGCTTTTCAAGAAACGGAAAAGCTGGTGGGAGAATCGGCGAAAACACAATACAATCAAAACCCAACACACACGATATTTGACATTAAGCGTTTTATGGGGTATAAGTTTCAAGATCCGGCGGTACAAGTCGAAATGAAACATGTGCCATTTGAAGTCAAAGCGGGCAAAAATCAAATTCCGGTTGTTTGTGTGCGAGACAAGGAGTTCACACCTCAAGAGATTAGTGCTTTTATTTTAGAAAAAATGAAACATATTGCAGAATCATATCTAGGCAAAGAGGTAAAAAATGCCGTCATTACGGTACCTGCTTACTTTAATGATGCTCAGCGTCAAGCCACAAAAGATGCCGGAATCATTTGTGGTTTGAATGTATTGCGCATCATCAACGAGCCTACCGCCGCCGCGATTGCGTATGGTTTAGACAAGAATCATGAAGGAGAGAAAAGTATTATTATTTATGATGTCGGTGGCGGGACTCTTGATGTGACTTTATTGACTTTAGATGAAGGAATATTTGAGGTAAAAGCAACAAGTGGAGATACGCGCTTAGGAGGCGAAGATTTCGATAAAAATCTCATGTTTCATTTTATGGAAGAATTTAAAAAAAAGCATCACAAAAACATTGCGACTTCCAAAAAAGCCATGGCAAAATTGAAGAAAGAATGTGAACGTGTAAAGCGCAGCTTGTCTTCTTCTTCACAAGCACATATGGAGATTGATAGTTTAATGGATAGTATTGACTTTAATACGACCATTACACGGGCAAGGTTTGAACAATTGAATTTGTCTCTTTTTCAGAAATGTTTACACAGTGTGGAAAATGTCCTTCGTGATTCAGGTATGAGTAAGAATGATATTGATGATATTGTACTGGTAGGTGGTACCACTCGAATTCCTAAAATGCAACAGTTACTGAGTGATTTCTTCGGTGGTAAAAAATTATGTAGCTCTATCAATCCGGACGAAGCGGTTGCTTATGGAGCGACCGTACAGGCTTCATTGCTTGCGGGGAAAAAATCAGAAAAACTCGAAGATTTATTGCTCTTAGATGTATCTCCCCTGTCCCTTGGTTTAGAAACTGCGGGAGGTGTAATGACCGCACTAATTCCAAGAAACACATCCATTCCGGTACAAAAGAAGCAAACCTTTTCTACTTATACAGACAATCAACCAGGAGTCTTGCTTCAGGTTTATGAAGGAGAACGAGCGATGACAAAGGACAATAATAAATTGGGGCAATTTGAATTGTCGGGTATTCCCCCCATGCCGCGTGGGCAGCCAGAAATCGTGGTTGCGTTTGATGTGGATGCGAATGGAATTTTGAATGTAAGTGCGGAAGAAAAGAAAAGTGGAAAAAAACAGACCATTACAATCACCAACGATGGTTCGCGTCTGAATCAAGAAGATATTGATAAAATGGTTGAAAATGCGGAAAAGTACAAAGAAGAGGATGAGAATCAAAGACAAAAAATACATGCGCGAAATAACTATGAGAATTATATCTTCCATACGAAAACAACGGTTGAAGATGCAACCATGAAACACAAATTAGGAGATCAATACGATGCTATCATGAATAAATTAGAAAAGGCAGAAGAAGTCCTACAAGTACAAGAGGTGTCGAAAGAAGAATATGAAATGGCTCAACAAGAACTGGAGCAATATATTAATCCGATCATGGAAAGGCTCGTACAAGAAGGAGGTGGAGAAACGATGTATTCGGATGTCCCGTCGGGAGTGCAACAAGAAGTACCGACCGAAGTACCGATTGAAGAAATCGATTAAAAATGTTCTTCAATCGCCTTAATTTGAGTTTCATTTAATTCTTCCGGGGCATTCACTTGAAATCGAAGAATTAAATTTCCAACTTTTTCATCTCGTATAAATCCTAGTTTTTCGATACTTTTTTCCATTTTATTCAGAATAACACGGCCTTTTGGATTTGTTAATTTTATCTTTTGTTTATTTAAATGTTCAAACTCAAAACTGAATCCCAAAAAGCTTTCTTTAAATGTTAAGCTATGTGTGTAAATAAGATTTAATCCATCGCGTTTGAATGTGGCATGAGGTACAATATGTATATGAAGTTTTATATTTGTATCCTTATTAATATACTTGTTTCCTTTTTTATCTATTGTAATTATTTCGTTGTGATCTATGCCTTTTGGAATATCGACATAAATCAATTCTGTTTCTTCAAATACTTCCGTATTTTGTATTACTTGTCTTTTTACTGTAATTGGGACACAAATGCCTTCATATGCCTGTAACAGCGTGATCTCTTGTGTTTGATGAATGTCTTCCATTGTGGATGTATGAGAATAATTCATGCCTTGTGTGAAGGGCATAAACATGAATTCATTCATTGTATTTGAAGAATTCATTCCATTAAAAAGGTCACCCAAAATGTTTCCAATGTCTCCCATGGATGTCATTCCACCGGAACCTAAAAGTATTTGATAATCATATTGTTTTCGTGTATGGTTGTCTTTTAATACATCATATGCTTCGTTAATTTTTTTATATTTTTCCGTTTTTTCCGTATCGCCTATATTTTTATCGGGATGGTATTGGTAACTTAATTTTCGATACGCTTTTTTTATGTCGGTTTGATTTGCGTGCATCGGAACTCCCAAAATGGAATATAACGATTCTCCCGAACTCATCTTATTATGTTTTATGAAAATAAGATATAAATTTATACTTATATCTTATTTAATTTATGTATTGCAACAAAGTAGATGAAATGATTATATCAAATCAAAATGAATGGAATTCATTTTACAACACATGTGTAGAAAAAAATAATTTCAATATCCTTTGCGTAGGTCCTCGTGGCTCAGGTAAAAGCACTATATTGCAACATGTTATGAATGAGTGGATTCAAAAAGATGATAAACTTCAAAAAGAAAAATCAATTTATTATTACAATATCCATAAGGATTCACAATTTCATAATATGATTACTTTTTGTAAAGGCAATCAATATGGTGATAAAATAGTATATATTGAATATTTTCATGAATTCAGTGACACCAATCAACAAATGTTAAAAGCTTTAATAGATCAATTTCATTACTACAAAAAGAAAAATAAAGTTCATTTTTTAATCGAAACAACAAGTTCGAACCATGTGAAGCATTTTATACAAAAACGAATGCAGTGCTTTGAAACAATTCCTCATGATTATCCGTGTTTACTTCGTTTTTTTATAAAACAATGTCAAGAAAAGGGCATATGCTGTGATGAAAGTGTATTTGAATGTATTCGTCAACAAAAATCAATGACTTTTACGGGAATATTGCGATTTATACAAAAATTGGAGCTATTAAAGGTTCAATCTATTGATTCTCAAACATTTATGAAACACTATCAAATTGCAGATATGCGAATATTTTCGATTTTTTTTCAAAAAATAAAAGAAAATGAAATCAAAGATGCCACAAACATCCTTTACATGATGCATGATAATGGTTATGATTTTAGTGATATACTTTTTTTTATATATCAGTTTGTCAAACAACATCAAGACTATTTTCACATCATTGAAGTGGTGTGTTTTTATATGAATCATTATTACAATGGTCATAATCATAAGGTTTTTATTTGCTTTTTGGTTCATGATATTAAAAAAAAATATATATCTATTGATTAACCGAAATGTCTAATAATCAAATTATTCATACTTATGTGGATTTTTTAGATGAATTTATAAAAGACAATTTTTTCTTGGAAAACGGTAAATACTTTTACACAACAGAAGTATTTAAAAAACTTCAATATGAAAGTAAAATAGAACCCTTTTTAAAAAATCTTCAAGATTATTATTATCCCAGTAAGCATCATTATTTGACGAAAACACCGATTACGTTTAATGCGTTCAATACAATATTACGACAATTATTTCGCCGAAATGAGTTAAACTATCAGAAAAACATAAAGTACAAAAGATCTAAATATCAAGTTGAATATATTGTCATGTATGAAAACGTATAAACTCGCCTAAGAAATTATGACTGTCGCGTATCTGCGCTTCACTCATTTTCATTATGTACCCATATTTGGTATATTTCTTGAGCAATGGAACATGAATAAAAAGACAAAACGCATCATCATTGAACTCGATATTTTCTTTTTCAAATAATCGATGCGCAAACACGGGTTCATCGCGACTATCCACAATGCCCATCCACTTAGGGTGCACTTGTTTTAATGCATATAACTTCTCAAAAGTTTTATCAAATCGTTTGTGATCTTCACTGTAATGATTGACACATATATATTTTAGATATTCCATATATAATTTTAAATTCTCATCGTTTTTTGATGAACTCATGAAATAACTTGTATCCGGAATTAAAGGGATCGAAGACACACTTTGACCTTCATTTACATGTCGCAATATCATAAAATCATTTGGAAAAAGAATGTTCTCATTTGGACACTGCGTCCAGAAAAAATAAGGTTCCATTACAACCCCTCCATACTTTAACAAAATTTTTGATTTGCAATAGTGTTCCCATTGTCGTAAATCAACACCTTGAAGCATGGAAGGATTTTGAACATTACATAAATCATTCTCATTACTTTCTTGTATTAAGTCTCGAACATTTTCATTTGTGTATAAAATGACATCATACGAATCTGACAAATGATGTATTGCGGATTTAATACACCAATTACAGATTGAAATGTTCAAGTCATTGCTACTTCGATCATAAAAGGAAGCCCAATTGCGATTGTTTCGTTCATTTGGAATATGAATGAACACTTTCTTTTTTTTAGAGTCGTTAATATCAATAAAGTTGGTGAATAAATGATTATCGATGATCTCGTCGTGATCAACCGATTGTCCATTCATACGAATCAATTGACTCGTTTTTGTTTCACTCAATACATAGCAAAATAAAAATAATACAAGTATAATGAATAACCAGAACCTCATTAATATATAACGATAATAAATTTTTATGACTCTAAGGACAAATAATTGGAAATATAAGATTTATATTTTTTTTCCGTTGCTTCTTTCTTTCGCAGATGCTCATATGCAATTTGTTTGGATTGATGATTAAGCATAGACTCTTTTTGCTGTAAGAAATTTTGACTTTGTTCAATACCCGTGGGAGGATGCTCATTTTCTTCTCTTGCTTGGTATGCTTGGAGTTCTTGAACAGAACGAAACTGTTTCTTATTCTTCATAACTTCATTTACATCCATTGCTATAAAAGGAGTACCGTGACTCTCTTTTACATCATATGTTTGAAGATTTTGTTTTATGTTGATATCTACACCCTCAATGGAGGATGAAGTGGGAACAATTTGATTTCCCAGCACTTGTGTACGACTTGATTCTAAATCGTCTTTGTCGTGATAATTGTCTTTTGATTTTAACCAATCTCCATATCCAGAGTCACTTTCATTCACAAAAACATGATCAAACATCTTATTAAATTCTTTTGAAAATTTCTCAAAATTTGTCTTTGGGTCAATATGATTTCTCTCTAAATAATCTTTAAAATGTGTGTGAATATCCACATCTTTCTTTAATTCCTCCTCTTCGGTGGTATGATGCGTAAAGTGGTAAATCTCTTCTACCTTCAAATACATTTTTCTGAAAAAATGATAATATTGATCAGGCAAAGAACATTTGTCGGGATGTAGTTTTAGAACCTTCCTTTTAGCACCCTTCAAATCCAAAAGAGTAAATTCAGGTGTCAATGAAAATAAAGATAGTAAAGCGTCATAATCATAATTGTCTTCATTTAGATCCATTGTATCCATATTAATGTTCACAAAGAGTTTTTTTATGTCATTATTGAATCATATCAAATATTCTTTGAATGCTGTTCTCATTCGTTCCAGAAATACTGGCTTGTGGTATATATTTGTATTCATTCTCTACAGTTGTATATACGGATTTTTTATACAAAAAAATGGATGGAATTCCGTTAATCCGTTTCTTCTTTTTCAAAAAAGCGTACAAATCTACACACTCGTCCACATTCACTTCTATGAAAAGAAATATGTCCTTCTTTTGGTCTCGATTCAAAGTGGTTATTTTGTTTTCTAATAATGTATCTACAAAATTCTGTATCTTTTTACATGGACCACACCAATCTGCGGTAAATTTCAACACAATATATTGATATTTTGATGTGTTCAGTAATGTATTCAAATCGTCTCGTGTTTCTAACTCAATTGTTTCCATGATATACATTACATTGGAATATTATTTAAGTGTTTTACAATTCGATTCAGTTTTTTTATATCAAAATTTCCCATGCATAAGTGACTTTCCCAGAAGTACTTACAAAGGAAGTAGTCGAATTCAAAATTCATCTGTTTTATTTCTGGCATATGATAATATAATTCTTTTTTGGTATTTTCATGAATATCATTTGGAATAATGACTTCGTGATTCACGTAGGGCAACACAAAATACAATAAAGTATATACATTTATATCTTCACTTGGCTTATCTGGAAGAAATGTATGACTGTTCAATATAGGAATAAATCGAACCAAGTCACAAAATCTAGGCCCATAAGGATATTTATAGCATATATCGCTATTCTTCTTAACACCATTATAATAATACCATGTCCATTCTAATACTTTCAAATAATTTAAGCATACTTCTTCAATATTGGGGTCGTCCAGAATGTAGCTGTTGTATTCATCCATGTTTTCTAATACATACTTTTCTTTTTTGGTGTCCATACATGGTAAAAAATTCAGTTTGTCTTCTTCATTGAATGCTTTGACATGATTCTTTGTCTTTAATTTCCATGTAATATTTTGTGTGATATACTCTGTTTCATTGCTTTGAAGAAAATGTATAAATTTATGAAAAGAACTCCATTGAATCGTGTTCGTTTCCACATCGATAAATGTTTTGCGAACTGCTTTATACGCACCAATTAATTTTGAAATACCATCATTACGAATATGAATCGCAGGAATATGTGGCATGAAATCATTTCCGCATAAAAAACACATGAAGATATAATCGCATGTAGATTGTTTTATATTTTTATTTTGCAATAGTACATCGATTTCTTTTGCCATTACCTGTAAATCGAAATAATAATTCTTTTCTGAGCTCACATGAGGCATGTAATCAAAATGTTTTGTTTCTTTATATAAGAAAATATGAAATCCTTCCGAATGAAGCAAAAGACCCAACATAATCAAGTCTGCATCCAATCCATAAATGATAAGATTTTTGTTGGAATATAAATGAGATTGGCTACGAATCAAGTCGCATATTTTGTGTTCTCCTTCATTTTTTTCGCCACTTCCACTAAATACAATATTTTTTTGTTTTTGAAATTGAGTATGAAGGTATTCATCTAATCCAGTCATAAAGCATGTACCAGGAGTGATATGATTCGTATCCCAAGAACATTCCTTCTTCCTTAATATCTCTTTCGTGAGCGAACTTTTAAAACGACGCTGTCGTTGTTGTACCATTTTAGGAAAGGGGGGAACTCCATCAAAGCAAACATATGTTTTATGAGTTGGTTTATTGGTTTTTATTAATTCTAGAATTTTCTCATATACCATTTTATAGACCTGCTCATAAGAAGTAACATTCGTCAATTCATGAATACAATCGTATATTAATGAATTGGCATCAATAAAAAGATTATCACAAACCAGGTGTTTACTCTGTATCAACATACGCTTATGATTTCTTAAGATAAAATTAAAATAACTTGGGATTCCCATTGCTTTTTAATGTTGAAATGTATTTAATTTATATTCATTATATATAATTGATATGCCAAGTACAAGTACAAGTTCCGGTTCCGGTTCATATTCCTATTCAAATAGAAATGATAGAAGAAGAGGAGGAGTTAGTTCATTAGCTTCTTCAAACGATTCAGATAACGAATATTCATATAACGAATCTGGTAGAGGAGGAGAAGGAGGAGAACGAGGTGGAGGAGGTGGTGGAGGTGGTGGAGGAAAAAAACCAGATTTTCTTCCAACAAACAACAAACATTTTTTTAGTATGCTGGCCTTTATGGGTCCATATACGATTATTGGATTTTTTATTATTTTGAGTATTTTTAATTCAAATATTAAAGGAATTGTGTATTTTATCGGTTTTATTATTTTGTATTTTTTTTCAACCTTAATTCAAATTGAACCAATGCCAGAAAAGGATAATATGCCATTTGGCACCCTGGTATATGGTTACACTTTTTCATATTTGTTATTTCCAATGATTCAATTCAGCATGATGAATTATCCTTTACTTGTCAGCATGTTGTGTTTGATGGGTGTGGATATTGCTTATATACCAAAAACTGAATTTAACATAAATAAAATAGCCATCGCATTTATTTTATCTATATTGATCGGATTTTTCTGGTCTTTGATTGTTTCGCGAATGTCTCCATCGATGCTATACAGTACGGACTATTTGTCAGACAAACAAGTTTGTTCCATTCCTTCGGAACAAACATTCAAATGCAAAGTCTACAAAAATGGAGAGCTTATTTCTACAATGACTCGTTAATCATTCATGAAAACAGTGAATATTTGAAACCATGTAATTTCGAAAATCTTTCAAGAATAGTTTTCGATGAAAGCTATATAGCATCATCTTTTCACCAAAGTTAGCATTTGAAATACTGATGTAATACTGATTCATTACTTCTCGAAAATTCATATTTTCATATCTTGAAAGTAAGGATTCAAACATGAAAGGATCCTTCTTCAAGCGTTTATTGACATCATTGTGCATTTCGTATATGAATCGAATCATTTGTTCTTTTGTTTTGATTTGAGTGAAGCGATGCTTCTTTAAAAAAGAAGTTGCATGACTTGAACAGATTGGACACGGTAGGTTGTTACATATCAACTGAATCATTTCGATCATTTTTTTCCGTTGTGATTCAAAAGATTCGTCTTTTATTTTGATGGTAAGAGTATGCAATACTTTCCATACACATGGACCCCATTCGCTTTTTTTCATGATTAATTAAAGAAAACAAATATAAAAAAAATAGATTAATAGTTGTATATGAATTTAAACGATGCTCTTTCGTGGTTAAATGAATATGAGAAGAATCAAGAAGTAAACGATGATTTTTGTCATATAACAAAACAAAAAATAAAAAACAAAATGGAGTTATCTTGTGGTCATGCGTTTGAATATGAAGCTATTTTTAATCATTTGTGTTCTACACAATTATCCAATCATTCTTATCATAAATGTCCATATTGTAGGACAAAACATGACTTATATATACCATATCATGAAAGTGGGATTTCAATTGATCGAAAAATTCGCCCGTCTTTTTTTAAGAATAACTATGTGAAATGTGAATATGTGTATAAATCAGGGAAAAAGAAAGGAGACACATGTAGTCAATCTGGTCATTACTTTACATGTGGTCAATATTGTTTTCAGCATAAATCTATTATGGAAAAGCGTTCTTTGAATAATGATATAACATGTATTCAACAATTGAAAAATGGGAATCCATGTAAATGTAAAGTGTTTGATATGAAAGAACAATTATGTAAGCGACATTATAATTTAAAAAATAAATATTAAAAAAAAGGATGCGTACAATGTATATGGAGAATCAACATTTGGTACAAACCATAAAGCAATGGTTAGATTTGGAAGACAAAATTTCACAAATGTCAAAAGAACTTCGAGATATGCGGAAAAGAAAGAAAGAATTGAACATGTCTCTCATGGGCGTGATGAAAGAAAATGAAATAGATTGTTTTGATTGCAACAACGGTCAAATCATGTATACGCGGAATAATGTTAAGAAATCAATTAACAAGAAATATTTGCATGATATATTGGGAAAGTATTTCCAGGATGAAAGTTCAGATGAAGCTATCAAATTGTGTAGCTATATTCTTGAAAACAGAGATGTGCAAGTTCGTGAAAATATTAAGTTAAAGAAAAAAAATAATAATAACCTCTAATTATAGGTATGGGGTTTTTAGATTTTTTGACAAAATCAAAAATAGGTCGTATATTGGTATTCATATTTATTTTTATTTTTGTATTCAGAACGATTGACTATGTGTTGCAGTTTTTTGATGTAAATATAGAAATGGGATACACATTTTTCATTTGGATAACCATTTTATTTCTTCTATTTGCATTGTTGCCGGTTCAATGGAGCGGTTTTTTTTTGACAAAAAAAGAAAATGGTGCTGGTGGTTCTTTTGATGCTGGTGGTTCTTTTGATGCTGGTGGTGCTGGTGGTGCTGGTGGTGCTGGTGCTGCTGGTGCTGCTGGTGCTGCTGGTGCTGCTGGTGCTGCTGGTGCTGCTGG